TGGTATAGGTCCAACAGTAGATAAAGCAGAAGCAATTAAAGCTAAAGAGACAATACAAAGAACAAAACGTATTGAAACTCCGCTTCCTTCAGGAGCTATAACTCCAACTATGGGCCCTGTAGAGTTTGCTCTGATGGCACCAGTAGCTGGAGCATCTGCTATGAGAGCAGCACCAATGATTGGATCAGTTTTAAGTACACCACTTGGATTACCTGGAGCAACTATAGGTAACGCTTTAGGTGCTGTATTTGCAACAGATGCCATAGTAAATAGATTACCGCAGATTCCAGGACAACTCAGCAGAGGAGAATATATGGATGCTGCTATTAATGCTGGTACAGGTGCGCTAGATTTATTTGGTGCTGGAATGGTAAGTCCATTATTTAAAGGGGTTAAAGCAGCTAAAAAATTACCAGGATCCCCAAACTCAGGTAATGTAGTAGATGAGCTAAGAGAAGAACTACAAAGAGAGGGAATAGTACAATCTCAAAAAACATTAAATCTTCCTGGAAAAGAACTTATAAGAAAAGGTATAAAACCTTGGGTATATGATGTTCCGCAAAAAATAAATGATATTAAAAGCTTAATCGTCAATAAAAAAAATCCTGTATATGCTAGTACAGATGAAATTGAAAGACGATATCAAACGTATAAAAAGCTCCTAGTTAAACCAGGTGAAAAAGTTTTAAGTAAGGATGATTATATAAAACAATTAGATGAGGATATTTTCTTTCCTACACAAAAAGAAGTTATTAATAATAGATTTGATAAAAGATTTTCAGAAAATCAACCAATGGGTGTAAAAAATAGATATACAACATGGGATATGTATTTGGGTAAACCACAAACAGAAAATCCTATGTATGATATCAGTCATCTAACTAAATCAAAAGATGATGTAGTATATACCATTAAAGAGGATTTTATGGATAAACCCCAGATAGAAAATAGATTAAGTGCAGTAATTAGAGACATAGAACAATCAGCCAATCCAGCTGCTAAAAAAAGAGGGGATAATAAATGGATTATGCTTGATCAAGATAGTTATTTTGGTACAATGGGTGGATTTCACTGGGATATTAAAAAATTACCAAATGGTAATTATCAAGCATATGCAAATGATACTTGGGATTTACAGCCATTTAAACATAAAAACGGACTTTTACGCAATCTAGAAGTTGGTAAAGCATTAGGTATTGGTAAGCCGCTTAATGTAAAAGTAGGTTTTGAGATAGATAAAGATACTAAGAAGATTCTTAAAACATACGGAATGGCACCTGGTGCAGTAGCTGGAGCAGCAGCTGCCCAAGAAAAGAAACAAATGGGGGGATCATATCAAACTGGAGGCACTAAAACCTATCTAAAAGGTGGATTAAAGAACAGAGTGCTATACAATAAAGCTAAGTATAAAAGATAAATTTATACTTTTTAACTATAAGTAAACCAATACCTTTGTATATATGGCAACCAAACAGAACGAAGAAAAGTTAAGTATCTCAGACATTACATTCGACGATTTTATCGGGGATGGTCTAGAAACAAAAGAAAATGAAAGTGAAAGTGCTTCTAACGAACTTGATAACGATTCTAAGAAAAGGTCTCCTAAGAATGAAGACCTGGACGAAGAAGATGTCAACTCGGAAGAAGATTCTGATGAAGACGATGACGAGGAAGGAGAGGAAGAATCTCCTAGACCGTCTAGAAAAAATTCAAAAGAAGAACAAGACGACGATGATGTAAATGAAGATAACTCTGACGAAGACTCAGAATCTTCAATTGCTCGGTCTATTGCAAAGGCATTAGGCTATGACCTTGAAAATACGTATGCTGATACTGAAGAAGGATTAGTAGAGTTTACTAAAGATATTGCTCAAAACATTGCTGAAGATCAAATTCAGGAGTTGTTTTCTCAATTCCCTTTAATTCAAAAGCATCTAGATTATGTTCTAGCAGGTGGAGACTCTGAACAATTCTTCCAGGCTTACAATCCAGGAATGGACTACAGCCAAATGGAAGTTGATAAAGGAGATTCAAGAATGCAGAAGATGCTGATTACTGACTACTTCAAATCTAAAGGGCACGATGAGGAATTCATCAAAGATATGCTTGACGATTATGAAGATACTGGTAAACTCTATGATAAGGCTACTGTAGCTCAAAAACAACTTTCTGCTATTCAAACAAAAGAAAGAGAGCAGATGGTTGAGTTACAGAAGCAAAGACAACAAGAGATGCAGCAAAAGCAACAAGAATTCTGGGAGGGTGTTGCTAATACTATAGATGAAGGAAGAGAGTTCTCAGGGATTAAGATCCCAGAAAAAGAGAAAGGCAAATTCTTCGATTATATCTCTGCCCCTGTAAATAAACAGGGAAATACTAAAAGAGATATGGACTATAATAATGCCCCACTAGAAACTAAATTGGCAATTGACTACCTGTTATATAAGGGATTCAACTTGTCTGAAATCATAACTACTAAGGCTAAGACTGAAAGTGCTAGAAACCTTAGAGATAGAATTCAGACAGGTCAGGAGAAACTTAGAAACCAAGGTATGGTAGATAAGAAAATAAAGAAATTCGATCCAGACCAACTGGATGTAAAGAGGCTGTTTGAATAAAACTCAGACAACAATTAACTTTTAAAATTATAGAATCATGGCTCTAATGCAAGTTTTGAAAACGTACTATAACGATGCACAAATGACCGACACTAATTCGTTGGTTAATGCACTTATGGAACGTCCCGCGGAGTTGTCTCCGATCATTACTCACTTGGCTGGTCGTGAAGAAAAGAAATTCCCTCTCTCCTTCCTTACCGAAGGAGTTGGTAATACTCGTTCTATCGATCGCTATGAGTACGAATATCGTGTTAAGACACACGAAATTAATGTCCGTCCTGTTATTGCAAGTTCAGGAACAGGTGGTGGTGGTGCTCCATTCACCGTTACTTTCCCTGACAAGTGGTTTATCTTCCCTTACACCTTGGTGTCTCAGTCTGGTGTTCTCGCTCGTATTATGACCGAGCCAGTTGCTGATGGTGCTGGTTGGAAGTACACTTTGAAATTGGTTTCTCCTGATGCTGCTGCTTTGTCTTCAGCTGCAGGTGGTGACTTGGCTGCAGGTGCTCTCTGGGGTATGTTGTATGCTAACGTGGGTATTGACTTCTCACGTGGTAATGCATCTAACTGGACTGCTCCTGGTCTTGTTCGTTCTAAGATTGGTACTATTCGTAAATCTTACCACTTCTCTGGAAATGCTAAAGACTATGTAGCTCAGTTCGAATTGCCTTTGAAAGAAGGTTCTAAGACTAAATTGTGGATGGATTACGAAGAGTACCGTCACATGATTAAGTTCAAGGAAGAGTGTGAAATGTACTACTGGTATGGTCAGAAGACTCACGATGCTAATGGTGTTAGCACTATGCTCGATGAGAACGGTCAACCTGTAGTATCTGGTCCTGGTTTGCTTGAGCAGATCATCAACAAAGATTCTTACTCAACTCTTACTCAAGCTAAGATTGAAGAAGTAATTGGTGACTTGTTCTATGGTATGACTGATGCTACTGATAAGCAAGTGACTTTGTACACTGGTATCGGTGGTGCTCGTGAATTTGACCGTGCACTTAAGACTTACTATAGTGGCAACCAATATCTGCAGACCACTCAACCTACGTTCATCACTGGTAGCGGTCGTAACCTCGGTATTACTGGTTACTTCACTAGTTACGATCACGTAGATGGTCACAGAGTTAATGTAGTTAAATCTCCTTTGTTTGATCACGGTCCTGTGGCTCAAGCTTCTAAGAAGCACCCAGTATCTGGTCTTCCATTGGAATCATATCGTATGGTGTTTGTTGACCAATCTACTTATGATGGTGAAAACAACCTCCAAATGGTAAATAAGAAAGGTCGTGAAATGATGCGCTGGTGTGTAGCTGGTTCTGTAGTTCCAAAAGGATTTACAGGCAACGACACTCGTGCTAGTGACATTGACGGTGCATCTGTTCATATGTTGAAGACTGCTGGTGTTTTGCTTCGTCGTTTTGACACTAGCATTGATCTTCAGTGTATTGCATCGTAATTTGTGTTTGGTTTGCAATAAAAAGGGGGGGTACCCAATCCCCCCTTTTAAAACTATAAAATTGAAGGTTATTCTTTATCCTTCAGTACTAATTAATAAAAAGAACTTATTATGGAAAGAAAAGTAATTGTTAGAAGAAAAGAGGTTCTTAACCATCTCCCAAAAGAGATTAGAGCAGGAGCCAAAGTGAAACTAGGGTCAATTTTTGTTGACCGTCTCCCACTCAAAGGAGTTGATGGAGAAGAAGAGCAAAAACTCTTGAAAAGAGTAATTGACGTTGCGGCAGGACACCCTGAATTTGGACCGAAAGCAAAAGACTTTTGGGCAAGTTTAACTCTCAGAGTTCCATTTGAAGGAGTAGAATTAGATATTTCTATCGACGCAAATGGAGAACCAGTTAACGCTATGGATTACATATACTGGAAATGGTGTATGAAACATAGACATGTAGCTATGACTGAAGAGGAAATGAAACTAGATGCAAACAAAAGATTTTACATCTACGATCCTCAGAAAGATCTACTTAAACGTAGTGAAAAGGTACAGGTTAAAAAGGAAGCTGACAAAGAGTTTATCAAGGTGTCAATGGAAGAGAGTAAGATGCAGATGCTTCTTAGAGTTCTAACAGGAGGAGATCCTGATAGATTATCTAAGATAGAAATCGAAAACACTCTCTATGATTATAAGGAAAAGAATCCTGAGAGATTCTTGAAGTATTCACTTGATACTAACCTTGAAGTTAGATTTGAAATCGAGGATATGATTGCAAAATCAATTCTTAGAAAAATCGGAAATCAGGTTATCTATGAAGATGAGACAATTGGAGAGGATATGAAAGATACAATCACCTACTTCAAGAACAAGAAGAACTCAGGTATAGTAAATATATTGAGAGCAAAACTAAAAGAAGTATCATAGTGACTATTAACGAGATGCATATAGCTGTCAACCTGGGGGTGCAAAAGATTGCATCTTACCAGGTTGATGTCTTATTACCTGAGGAAATCGATCATGAGTTAAATCTAGCAATGACTAGGTTTATAAAGCAGAAGTACAATCCTTCATCTAATAGATTGGGGAAAGGCTTTGAGCAATCTCAAAAAAGAATCGATGACCTCAGGGCACTCGTTGTAGATGCTCAGATTGAAACATTTAATCATGGGATACTTAGTGATGTATTGGGTAAGTATGTATATACTGCCAATAGAACTAATATCTATGTAGATAGAACTACACTTCCACTAGATTATATGTTTCTAGTAGGAGTAAGAGGTATAGTTGAATACTCTTGTGATAAAGTACTTACAAGCAATTCTTCTATAACATTTGCTTTACCAACAACTAGAAAATATATAGTTGCTATCCCAATGTACCCATCTTATGCAACTAATCTTAATGATTATGTTCTAAGTACAATTGTATTTAATGATTTTACAGGGGTTCAAACAACAGGGTTTACTAACTACAATAATTTAAAACTTCCAGTTCTACATGACGTCTTAATAGACTCTAACAACTGGAATTCTGCAACTCCAGTAGTTAGCCAAAATACTGAAAGTACTTCAATAGGTACTACACACGTTACACCAACTGAGCAGTCAAATAACTTACTTATTGAGGTAGGAGAAGACTTTTATAACAACTTAGCCGATAACTCGGCTATTGTAATAACCTGGTTAATTGACAATGCACCTGTCACAGTTAATATAAACAAAGATCAGTTTATAATTACTGAAACAAATAATAGAAAAATCTTAGCTGGTGGAGATAAAAGAATATCTCTTTGTAAATTTGCACAACAAGATGACGTGATAAACATGATGTTAGATCCGTTTAATATCACTGATTATCGTTCTCCTGTGTACACGATAGAAGAGAACTTCATAGATATCCACACAGATAATACATTTATGGTTCCTGAAGTTGTACTTAAGTACATCAGAACCCCAAAAGCCATGTCTATAAAAGATGGGATAGGATGTGAACTTGCAGAACACGTTCACCCTGAAATTGTAGAAATGGCAATAAAGAGCATACTTGAGGGTGTACAAGACCCTAGGTATCAAACTCAAACTTTAGAAAATCTAGAGAGTGAGTAATAATTCAAATAATGTGTTTAACGCCTAAATTAATAAAAAATGGCACCTTCTAATTTAAATCAGGTATTTATAGCTAACGTAGCTACTAATCCTGCAGCCTTTAATACTTCAACTGCAGCTAATGCAAGTGCTATTGGAGTCTATTCTGTAGCTGGACCGAATGCTGGTTCTGTTATTTCTACTGCATTGACTGCTGAAACTACTATTCAGTTTTTTCAAACTATGCCTAGTGGTACTGCTACTATTGCATCTCCTTTGATTGATGTAAAAGATATTAAACGTATCAATTATAACAGACAAGTAGATTTTGTTCGTCATGCAGTTCCTGTAACTTGTGCAAACATTGCTAATACTGGTGATTCTGTAATGGTACGTATTGCACTTCGTACTGCTCCTACTGCTTATGCTAACTATTATCAAGATGGCGAGGCATTGGATTTGTCAGGTGCTGGATATGATTTCCCATTGCTTGGTAATTTTTCTGCAGGTCGTATGATTTTTAACGTAGAATTGACTGCTTCAACTGCTGCTGCAAACGCTACACAGTTAACAGACTTCATTAACAATCATCCAAGTTTGAAAAAAGTATTTACTGTAAGTGGTACTCCTACTGTAACTATTACTGCTCGTCATGCTGGAGTTGTATTTGATGTTACAGTTCAAGCTTTAGATGGCGCTGATGCTGATTTAGTAGGTCCTACTGGATTTAGTGTTGGTACTACTACTGGATTTGTAGGTGGAGCTGGTAATTACTATCAAGCACTTTCTGATGAAAAATCAATGCGCGCTAGATATGGTAACTTTAACCGTATGTATTTCCCTGCAACTTTCCCAACATTTGCACAATCTGGAAATACTTACGATGTGCTTGAAATTGCTTATGAGCATGGTCATCCATCATCTACTGGTATTGCTCGTGCAGGTGAGTTGAATACTATTAAAATTTATGTAGTAGAAACTGCTCTAGGTAGTACTACTTTGGATACTACATTCGGAATTGGAGCTTCTTGGGGAGTATCTGATTTGGAATTAACGTATTAATCTTAATTAAATTGAAAAGTAGGGGAGCAATCCCCTACTTTTTATTATCTTTACAAAAACTACTGAAATGATAATTGACTCTATAACCTTTTCCCCTAATTGTAAGAAAATCACAGTAGTAATCTCAGATTGCCCTAACCCAATAACTATTGCTTACGAGAATAAAGTAAGTAATAAGCTTGCTCATACTACTCAATCATTAGTCCCATCAAATGACGACATAGTGATATGGGAAGAGTATGCACCTACTTTAGAGGTAGGTAATTCAGCAATTAATGGGGTAGTTGCTGTGACTGCTACAGATAGTATTACAGCTGCAGTTGTTTCTGGGGCAGCAGTATCAAGTTGTGAACTATACTGCTGTATAGCTAAACTTGTAGAGTCAGGAATATCTTGCACTTGCAACTGTTCTAAATGTGATGATGATATTAGAACTGCTGAGAAGATTCATCTTCTAGTTAAATCAGCAGAATCTGCTGCAACTCAGGGCACTGTTACTGATGCAATTGATAAATATACTAAAGCTAAATCACTCTGTGACACCACATGTGGATGTGGATGCTAATTAACTGATATGCCAAAAGTCTGCCTAACATGCTCTCAAGATATTA